CCGATCGGCGGCTTGAAAAATCGGTCCTATGATACAAAAGCTGTATCAATCCTGATCCACTGGGGAGCTGATGCGGTACAGGCCGAGGCTAAAGCGCAGGAGATCTACGACGTTTTATACGGCCAGATCGGTGTGATTGGAGGCTGTCAGATAGTAAAGTTTGACATGCGGACAGACGCGCCGGTCAGTGTAGGGACCGACGAAAAAGGAATCTATGAATATGTAATCAACTTTGTAATTTATTACAGGAAAGAGAGGTAAGGTTATGGCTAAGAGTTTAGGCGTATTCCCGGTTTACAATTTGGTTTTTAAAATTGGTAAAAATGGGAAAGAAAGCACAGATGCTGACATGGTCGAAGTTGCTGATATGGAGAGCTTTGAGATAACAATTGACGGCGGTGTGGAGAACTGGAATCCAATGGATACGCGCGGCTGGGCGAGGGCATTAATGACTGCAAAGAAGTTCAGCGTCAGCTTAAAAGGAAAGCGGAATATTGGGGATCCCGGAAATGATTACGTGGCAGGGACCGCGTGGAAAGATGGTTTGGATTGCAGCACGAAGGCAGAAATTGAATTTCCAGACGGAGCGAAACTGGCATTTGATTGTGTTTTGGATGTGAAGTCCATTAACGGCGGAGAATCGACCAATGTAGCCCCACTGGAGTTTGACATGGCAGGAGATGGCCGCCCGGTCTACACGGCGGGCGCGGCAGCATAAGGAGGAGAAAGAAAATGGGAAGAGCATACGACATTGCAGAACGCATGAAAAACGGTAACGAGAAACCGACGGTAAAGATTGATGAGGATCACGTCTACAAGATCAATACTGGCAAGAGCGCGGTCCTGTACATTAACGCCGTGTCACAGGACAAAGACAAAGACGAATTCGAGAGAATGGACGAAGTCATAAAGGCAGCTCTCGGAAAGGATGCACTGGATTACATCACGGAGCAGGACATGGCCGTGGCGAGCATCGCCCTGATTGTAAATGTAATCATGGCAGCTATTGCAGATGTCTCTCTGGAGGAAGTGGAAGAGGTAGAGAAAAACCAGAAAAAAAGCAAACGCTAATGAGTACTGGTATGACCTGTTTGAGGACTGGGAACTGATCGAAGCATCTTTTGCCATGCAGTACAATATCCGACTGTCCCAGACAGAAATGGACTGGAAAGAATTCTGTGTGTTGTTGTCCGGGATTATGCCTAAGACTCCTCTCGGTACCGTGGTCGGGATCCGAAGTGAGGAAGATAAAGAAGTGCTGAAGCATTTCTCTAAGGAGCAGCACCGGATCCGTGATGAGTGGAGGGCAAGCCACAATCCCATGGATAAACTCACAGAAAATGAGAAGATAGAAAAAGCCAGGGAACTGCAAGAGATTCTGGCACAGGCGTTCGGATAGGACGCCTTTTTTGATGCAGGAAAGGAGGGAATAACGTGGCAAACGACAGCGTAGGCAAGATTAGTCTTGACCTGGAATTGCAGTCCGACATAGACGGTCAGCTTAATGCAATTGCTGGAAAAATCGGCAGCCAGATTGAGAAGTCATTGAAAAAAGCCTCTGGAGCTATGGATGCAGAAAAGGTTGTCCAGGGTATGCACCAGGAGATCGAAGCGCTCATGCAGAATATCAGCCGCGTGATCGATGCAGCTCTTAAGCGATGCACGGAGTCGGCCAAAATGAATATCGATATTATCGGCGAGCACTTGAATGCTATGATCGACCGGGCTATGGCGCGGATCACGAATGTGCTGAATCCATACAGCCAGACCGAAGAGCCGACAGACACGGCAGACTCGAAGTCCAGACTGTCACAGCCCAGGGCGCCGCCCGTTGTCAAGGTTAAGGCACCGGCTGTAAAGATTGAGTACAGTAAGGACATGCTGGAAGCCCAAATGGAGCAGATCGACCAGGTGACCATGAATATCGGGAAACAAATCGACCTGCAGGAGGCGAAGCTGGCAGAGCTGAAAGCGGCTTATGAGCGGACTTTTAATGAAGCCAAAAAGAACCGGATCCAGGAGCAGATCATAAAGACAGAAGGATCCATCATCTCCCTGAAAGGAAAATTGCAGGATCTCGGATTCCAGTACGATGCTCTGGAAAAGAAAGCAGCCTTACTCCAGGCACCGGCAACAGCTCCGGTTCAGGCACCAAAACGGGTGAATGCAGCACCAAATATATCAGGTCTTACGGATATGAACGGAGCGCTTGATTACGCAAAGATGCGGACTATGGCATCGGCAGAGCAGATCAATCAGGCTCTTTCTATGGTCGGAAGAGGTCAGGCATTGTCTGGTATCCAGGCCGTTAAATCGGGAGTTGCCAGCCTGTTGAAAACCATAGGAAGCGGTCTTGTATCTGGTGCAAAAAGCGCGGCTTCTGCTATTGGGAGGCTGTTCCGGACAATTGGGAATGGCCTTCCCAAAATAGTGAAGGCCGGTACTGCTATGACGCTGTTCGGGATCCGGGCAAAGAAAGCGGGAAATCAGTCGCAGTCAGCACAGGGCGGAATACACCGTATGCTGACAACCATGCTTCGGTATCAGATTATCATCCCGATCATCATGAGCGCGTTGCGTGGGATGGCAAAATCGCTGTTTGCATCTATGAATGCGAATGAGCAGTTTAAGACGTCCCTTGGCCAGATCCGTTCTAACCTTAATGTGGCATTTACACCGATCTATCAGGCGGTCATGCCGGCGCTAAACGCGCTCATGTCGGCTCTGGCAAGAGTCACTGGATACATAGCAGCGTTCGTAAGCCTGCTGTTTGGGAAGACATTAAGCGGTAGTGTGGAGGCTACGAAAAGCCTTGTAGCTGCCAAAACGGCTATGGGAGCATATGGAGACAGTGCGAAGAAAGCCGCAAAGGACGCCAAAGGTCTTACAACGGGGATTGATGAGTTAAATATCCTTCAGGCCAACAAAGATGATTCTGGAGGCGGTGGAGGCGGCGAAGCACCTGAGATTACAGCACCAGACATTGACACAACCCAGATGGGACTGATCGACACCATGGCCGAAAAAGTTAAGAGTGTTTTGGGCCAGCTTTTTAAGCCCTTGCGGGACTCATGGGAGGCTGAAGGGCAAAATACTATCAACGCGGCTCAGTATGCTTTCAGTAACGTGATTGGACTTACTCAGGCTATGGGAAGAAGCTTCCTTGAAGTCTGGACAAACGGAACAGGTGAGCGAACCTGTACCAATATCTTAAGGCTTGTTACCCTGGTGTTTAACATGGTGGGTGACATAGCCGGAGCATTTAAGCGGGCATGGGAAGAGGGCGGCCGGGGTGATGCCGTAATCCAGAGTATATTTGACCGACTTAACTCGTGGCTGGAGTTGATTCACACGATAGGGGAATCGCTCCGCGATGTCTGGAACAGCGGGACCGGGGAATCCGTGATAGGACATATCCTCGATAGCTTTACGAACATCAACGAGACAATTTCTCATATCCGTGAGAATTTTCGGAAAGCCTGGGAGCTGGATAACACCGGCACGGACACGCTGCAGAACCTTGCAGATATCATTGACGGCCTGCTGGGATCCATTGAGCGGATTACCTCGTCGTTGGCGGACTGGTCTTCAACGCTTGATTTTACTCCAATCATGTCGGCGTTTGAACGTATGTCAGAGGCCCTTAAGCCACTGGGAGACAAACTGGGTGCGGGGCTGGAATGGCTGTTTAAAAATGTGCTGCAGCCATTGGGAAAGTGGGCGTTGGAAGAAGCAATACCAGCAGCGCTTGATGGGATTACCGAAGCACTTGGGTTGTTGAATTCCATACTCGACAGCTTAAAGCCAGCTGGAGAATGGCTCTGGAAGAATTTTCTGGAACCGATTAGCAAATGGATGGGATCCGCACTGGTCGATGATTTGCGCGGTATTAGCGATGCGCTGAAGACTGTGAATGATGTCTTGTCAGGAACCAGTCAGCTGAACCCTAAAGAAATCTTTGATAGTTTGATGGGGGGCATAAGCAGATTCAACCCGCTGAAGCCGATGATGGACCTGGGAAAAGCGATGGTAGATGGAATTATCGAAGGCATTAAGTCCAGAGATATCATGGCAGGAGTAAGGGAGGCATTTAACAGTTTTCTTACTTCCGTAAAGGATTTCTTTGGAATCCATTCGCCATCTACTGTATTTGCGGAAATCGGAGAGTACCTGATTAAGGGGCTGATAAACGGCATAGTCGGAGGTTGGTCTGGCCTGATCGAGAGTATCCAGGATCTGCCGGGACAGCTAACAGAGTTATTCCGGTCTGGGTATGAGGGAGTACAGAATGTTTTTGCCGGAATCGGTGACTGGTTTGGCGGAAAGTGGGGAGAAGTTAAGAATGCGCTGAATGGAGTTCCTTCATGGTTCAGCGAGAAATTTACCTCGGCCAGAACAAAGGTATCCGAGTCGTTTCAGTCAATCGGATCATGGTTTAGTGAGCGGTACACAGACGTGACTACGGCGTTTAAAAATTCACCGACATGGTTTAAAAATACTTTCAATGACGCCTACAAGAAGTTGACGGGAGTCATTCAGCCCATTGGCGGGTGGTTTACAAGTCGGTATCAGGACGTGCAGAACGCTTTTAAAGATACGCCGACATGGTTTCAGACAACGTTCCAGAGTGCATATGACAATCTGACCACAGCAGTATCACCGATTGGTGGGTGGTTTGGTGATCGGTATGTTGATGTGCAGAAAGCTTTTGAGAAGTCGCCGGAGTGGTTTAAGACGACGTTTGAATCGGTGACAAGTAATGTACAGACCGTATTTAATGGTCTAATCGACTTTATTAATAAGGATTTCACCGAAGGTTGGACGAATGCATGGAATGGGGTTAAAGAAGTCTTCCGGGGAGTTTTTAATGGAGTCGTCGAGTTGTTAGAAAGTGCGATGAATTACGTCATATCTGGCATTAATAGTGTTCTTAATGGCTTAAACGATATAGCAAGCGCTGTTGGCGATGTCATAGGATTGGAATTAAGTGTTAAAACAATTGAACCAATTAAGCTTAAGCGTCTCGCACAAGGCGGCTACGTCGGCGCAAACCAGCCCCAGCTTGCCATGATCGGCGATAACCGACATTATGGCGAGATCGTAGCACCGGAGGACAAGATGCAGGCCATGGTCGATAAGGCCGTTGCAATGGCAGCGAGGCCGGACAGCATGAGCGAACAGTACTTAATGATTATGATCGATCTACTCAAAAAGATCATCGAGCTGATCGAGAACTTTGATCTGGTGGTCAACATTGATATCCGGGAGCTCCGGCAGAAACTTAAAGATCTCGAAAAACGGTCAGGCTTTTCATTTGGATAAGGAGGTGGAGACATGGCTTTTATTACAATCAACGGTCGGGAGTTTCCACCTCCCGACAACATGGCTGATCTTATTGTGGCTACAAACGTGAGCGACGGGAAAAATGCCCTTGGGGAGTTTATCGGGGACCGCGTCGGCCGGGATCAGT